GAACGCTCGATCCCGTGGCGTTCTGCAACGTGATGCTGGTCAAGAAGCCCCACGAGGGGCAGGTGACGTGGCTGCGCTCCAGTACGGAGTCGGTCAACACGCTTGTCCCTGCCAACCGCTGGGGCAAGAGCACGATCATCGCCATGAAGCACATCTGGAAGTGCTGGGCGCGGGTGCATGCCAACCCGTTCGAGAAGAAGTACGAGACGATCAGCGTCGCGATGTCGGCCGATCAGGCGATGATCGTGTTCGAGGAAGCGCGGGCGATCCTGCGCGACAGCCCGCTGATGGCGCCCTTCGTCAAGAGCTTCCGCGAGACGCCCTTCCCGCACATCGTCTTCACCAACGGCTCGGTGATGCACTGCCGCAGCGCCCACGACGGGGGCAAGTACATCGACGGCCATGCCTACCGCTACCTGTCGGTGGACGAGGCCGGCTGGATCACCGACCTCAAGAACCTGATGAACAACGTGATCGTGATGCGCCTCGCGGGTGGTGGCGAGATCGACCTCGTGGGCACGCCCAAGGGCTTCAACGACCTGTACTTCTACTACGAGCGCGGCCAGCGCAAGGTGCCGGGGTACTACAGCCAGCGCGGCCGGATCTGGGACAACCCCTTTCTGCCCGCCGAGGACATCAAGAAGCGGGACGCGATCCTGCGCTCCGGCGATCCCAAGCTGCGGATGCAGGTCCTGGAGGGCGACTTCGTCGACTTCGAGGGGCTCGCTTTCACGCGCGATCAACGAGACAATGCGTTTGTACCGACCATGCCTCACCACCAGGACTACGTGGAGGGGCACAAGTACGTGACCGCTTGGGATCTGGGGCGAACCACCGACTTCACGGTCGGCGTGACCCTCGACATCACCAGCCGCCCGTGGCAGCTGGTGGACTTCACGCGGCTCAACAAGGTTCCGTGGGAAGAGATCTACCAGACGGTCGATCGCGTCCGTAAGCAGTACCACTGCCGGTTCCTAGCGGATCGACGCGACCGGCCCGCAGGGGGACGTGATCGAGGAAGAGATGTTCAAGCGAGGCATCCCGGTTGACAGCCACAAGGCCAACACCAAGGCGGTCAAGGTGGACCTGATCAACAGCCTCCAGAACGCGCTCGACCACGAACGCGAGCAGATCGACGAAGTGATCGACCATGACGAACACGGTGTGCCTCACCGTATCCCGATCATGGAGGAACCCAATACTGGGAACTGGGGGCTGCTGCGGATGCCCTGTATCACCCAGCTGATGGACGAGATGGGCATCTACCAGTTCGATGACAAGGACCTCGTACAGGACTCGGTGATCGGTCTCGCGCTCGCCACCGACCTTGCGTATCAGAGCGAGGCCGTGCGCGAGCCGGTCATCGGAGGGCTGTATGGATAAGGACACGCTGCTCGACCTGTTCGCGGAGCAGAAGGCGATACAGGGCACCCGCAATCTAGGAGTATGACCTCGCCCGCCGCCGCTACCTCGGCGAGCACTGGGATGCGGAGACCAATCCTGAGCCTGTTGGCCGCTACAGCCTGACGGCCAACTACCTCAAGCCGTTCGTGGACAAGAGCGTCCAGCTGCTGGTGGGCCGGATGTTCGCGCTCCAGGTCATGCCCGCGGGCACCGACGACCTGACCCGGCGCCACGCGGAGCAGCTGGAGGCGATCCTGTACGGCACCTACGCCCAGAACGACGCCCAGACCGAGTTCCAGGCGGTGGCCTACAACAGCTTCATCCTGCGGCGCGGCTTGATCTACGTGTGGTGGGACCCACACCAGATGCGGGTGCGTTTCCGGTCCTGCTCGCCCGACAACTTCTTTCCGATCTATGACGGCAACGAGATCGTGGAGGCGTTGTACGTACATCGCCGCCGGACCTCCGTGCTCCAGATGCAGTATCCCGACCTCGCGGACCAGATCCACGAGGACTCGGCGATGCTGCTCACGCAGGTCACTGGCTCTGATCTTGCGCGCTACTCGGCCAGTGGTCAGACCACGGTGATCGACTGGTTCAGCGCCGATGGTGGCTTTGCGCGCCTGATGGGTGACGCGTTCATCGGCCCGCTGCCGCTCGACTACGGTTTCGGCGCGATCCCGTTCATCGAGTTCCCGTGCTATCCGATCGACAACGAGCAGGAGCCGCGAAACGCGCTGGAGCAGCTGGTCGAACTGAACCAGTACCTTGATCAGTTGCTTTCACAACGGGCTGATGTGCTGCGAAAGTACAGTAATCCGCCCATCCTCGACGAGGACACCGGGCAGGCTCCCGAGGCGATCAAGCGCGCGGTGGCGTCGGACGGGTCGGTCATTCCCATGAAGCGGGGCGGCAACCTGCGCCTGCTCAACTGGGAGGGCACGCCTGCCGACTTCGATACCCAGTACCAGAACGTCATGGACACCTTGTTCGACCTCGCGGGTAAGCCCCGCGCAGCGTTCGGCCAGACGGTGACCAACCAGTCGGGCGTGGTCACGAACCTGAACCTGACTCCGACGCTCCAGTCCAACGAAACCCATGAGACGGTCTGGGGTCTCAAGCTCCAGAAGCTCAACGAGTACATCCTGCGGCTGTGGGAGCGGTTCAGCCCCGCCGAACTGATCCAGTTGTCGGGCTACCGTCCGGGGCTGATCAGCGGTCAGGCGATCTTCTTCAAGGTGCTAGATCCCGGGCCAGGAGATCGGGGGCTGGTACGAGAACCGGATCAAGTGGCCCAGTGCGATCCGCACCGACGACCCGGTCTACGTGCAGAACCAGCTGGCCCTGCTCACGTCCCAGCCTCCTGCTATCAGCCTCTATACGTTCCTGGAGAACATGGGCGTCGAGGATGTCGAGGCGGAGCTCGACCGGATCGCGCGCCAACTCGAGGACCCGCGGCTCAACCCGGCTGGGCTCCAGTCGATGATCGACGCGGTGACCACGCTTCAGAGTTCTGCCGATCCTGCGGCGCAGGGCGTCCAGAAGGATCTGACCGCGGGCGTCCCAGGCCCGCAGGACAAGGCGGCGAAGGCGGCGATCGAGTCGTCCGGGTCGCCAGCCAACGAGAAGTCATCTAAGTCGGGCGGCTGATGCCGTACAAGACGGTCATCGTCGACGGCCCGTCCGGGCCGATCGCGAGGCAGGTCTGGTACGACCCGGTCGTCGAACCGGGCAAGCCGCCGCTTCCGACTCCGCCGCCACCGCCCAAGCCCAAACAGGCTGAGGCGGTGGCGGTTGCGCGCCCACCTGCCAAGAACCCGGCCTCGGTCGGAGCCGGTGCTGAGACCAAGATCCCGCCTCCGAACCCGGCCCGTGCCGAGGCTGCGGTCGCGGTCACGACGCCCAAGGTCGGGGCTGGTGCCGAGGCTAGGCAGCCGGCGCCGTCCAAGACGCAGGCGCAGGCGAGTGCGAATGTCGCGTCGCCCAGTGTTGGCGCCGGGGCGCTCGTGTATACGCCGCCGCCTGTGTCGCAGGTGGCTTCTCCGGCTCCGACCGTGGGGCAGGGCAGCCTCTCGACGTACGAAGGGTTGCTCGCCGCTGGCGTTGATCCGACTGACGCGGCTGCGTACGGGCTGCCCGGGACGCCCAGCTACGTCGCGCCGCCGGTCTACTACCCGCCCGAGGCGTATTCGCAGCCGATCGGGCAGGCGCCTCCGGATTACGAGTCCCAGTCTCCGATGAACCAGAACAACCCGCCTCGGACGCCTGCGGGTACGCCGACGCCGGGTGTCAGCAACGCCTATGCCGAGGTCCAGAAGCGTGCGACGCAGGTCCGGGCCGACATCGAACGCAGCATCCAGATGGGTGACGACCTGCGGGTGCAGGCCAATCCCAAGAGCACGGTCGGCTACATGGACCGGGTCAAGCGGGCCAGCTCGCAGGATCTCGAGCGGCTGCTCTACGACGCGGAAGAGGCGCAGAAGAAGTCGAACGGGCGCTACTTCGACCCGCGACTGGTGCAGGCTGCGGCCGATAAGTACCTCAACCTCCAGGCCCAGACCGACAAGGACCTGCGCGACTACATGGCGACTCTGGACAAGCTTTCCAACGGCACTCCCGAGGACCAGCAGAAGGCGCGTCTGCTGCTGAACAGCCCCGCGTTGCAGAAGCTGATGGCCGAGTACCGCCGGGTCCAGGGTGTCGAGGGCGCCGAGGAGGAGGGCACCGGGTCTGCGTTCTGGGGCCGCTACGACCGGATGCGGACGCAGCAGGAGAGCTTCGTGTCCGGGGTCGTCACGAAGTCGCTGAAGGGCACTCGGGCCGCTCTCTATGGCGGCAACAATCCCGCGCTCATGGCTGACATTCTGAACGCGCCTGATCCCAAGAAGCCCAACTACGGCATGAAGGAGGTCCGCTACGAGGACGCCAACGGGGCGTTGCGGACCAAGTGGGTGCCCAAGACGGTCTATGACCAGATCGCGGAGGACGAGGCCAAGCTTCAGGCTGCGTACCTCGCCGAACGCACCAAGCAGAAGAAGGCGCAGGAGGCGCAGGCGATCGCGCTCAAGCGATATGGGGTGGATATCCCCAATGCAAAGAACGAGGGCCTCGACCCGCGCGACAAGGTCGCGATTGATGCGCTGCGCGAGGCGATGAAGGCGACCGGCATCACCGCGGACATGATCAAGAACAATCCGGGCAAGTCGATCGAGGACGTTGTCGACGCTGCGCTGCTCAAGTTCGACCAGCAGAACCGGGCCAAGTGGGTCCAGACCGAGACTCCCGGTGGCGGCTACGGCATCGACGCGGCCAAGATGGAGACCTATCTCAAGGCGCGCGAGGCGTATGAGAAGCAGCTGTTCGCGCAGTTCGGCACGACTCGCCGGGGCGTTCTGGAACAGACGATGGAGGTTCCCGGCATCCAGCAGGCGCTCCACCTGCTCTCTGCCCCGGTCGGCGCTGTTGGTACTGGCGTCAAGATCGCGACGATGGGCTACGGCGAGCTTGTCGGCCCGGGCTTCGACATCACCCAGTTCGACCCGCTGGCGGGCCGGTTCGGGTTCACGACCCGGCCGAATACGGTGCTGGGCTTCGGCGTTGACCAGGCTGCCGAGACTCGCAAGCGGATCGCCGAAGAGAAGCTCGCGTTCGACAAGGAGTTCGCCAAGGGCGACCTCGGTGACAAGCTCCG